GCCCGTCATTGTATTGTGATGCACCATCATCAGCCCCAGTAGGAAGGTAGCTTGAAGGAATACGCAAACCCCTAACCAATTTGTTGGTGAAGTATCTAAGATCATCAATCTCTCCTAAGTTTGTGCCGCCTGGTAGAGTTTCAACCTTTGATCCACGACCTTCTGCAGTTTGTGGAAAGAAGTAGTCTTCATTGATTGACAGTGGATTATATGACGAGTCTATGACATTCGTTCCTCCACCTGTTTTCGATGGGATACGTCTTTGGTGTATTTCCGTTTTAACACGCTCCACAAACTGCATAGCAAGGTGTGAAGGCATGTTGCCCACATCAACGTAGAATACTCTGCGCTCTGGTGCACGTTGGACACGATAGATAATAATCGCATCTTCAAGCAATTCTTTTTGCTTGTATACCTTAAAAATACTTTCAAGCAAACTATTACCAAAAGGATAGTTTTGATCAAGGCCTTCACTCATTGACAAATGAACAACATGATTTGCATCTACATATGTTTCGTCATGTTCTTGTTGGAAGCGACTTGTGTTTCCGCTTGGTGTATGATTGTTACCTGCTGTTGAGCTTTGCTGTGTTATAGTTTGGTAACCTGGGGATGCTCCTCCTGGTCCGTAGCTATTAGTTGTGTTTAACGGAGTTGCACTTAAATTATCAAATGCAAAATTCAAATTCTTTACAACGTACTGTTCAGGCTTTTTGCCTTCGCTTTCATTAACAATAATTTTTGTTATTTGACTAGGATCAACGTGAAACCATTTTTGTGTTTCAGGATCTCTAATAAAGAACTGGTCGCCATATTTAAATGTATTGCGCATAACTCTAAACATACGTGTTTCAAACTGATTAAGTTTACACCATTGTTGTAGATACTGGCCAAGCACTTGAACTTCACTGTTTGTTGCTTTGTTATTAAAATGAATACGGAAATGGGTATTGTTTTGTTTGTTCTTTTGTGTAGTAAACTCGCCTAAAATATCAAGTGCAGCATTTACTTCTGAATCACTATCCATTGTGTTGTATTGATTATAACGCTCAATACGGTTTGGTGATCCTACATAGACATCTGGTAAATGTGAACTATAGTTAGCGGCCGCAGGACCAACATTGCCTTGACCACGTAAACTAAACGGACTATAGCTTCCGTTTCTATTATCTGCTGTTGGAACAGGTGTAAAATACTTTTTCCAACTCATGCGCCTATACCTCTTAACATATTACCTTGTAACCCTCGTGTTGCTTTAAATGTTCTTTGTGCTGTGCGTTCTGCGCCTACTTCAACACTTACTAATTGAGACAACAAACCGATCATAGCATCAAACTTAGGTTCCAAATTTGTATAACTTGTATTATTACTTATGCTATTTTGTGCTTGTTCATTTTGAGTTTGAACATTTGTATCAAGAGCTTTTATAGTTTTCATAAGGTTATCCATAACACCCATACTTGTTCTTGCACTCATAACTTGTGCTGGACCTGCAATAAATTCAGCACCTGCTTCACCTACCATTCCAATTTGTCCGGCTCTAATTTTGCCTCCATCTGCAAATCCAGTTATTCTGCCAGTAGATTTCATTCTAGATAATGCTTCAGTTGTTCTTTGTGTAGCTTCTGCCTTTTCAGCTGCAACTTTTGCTGCTGCTTCAGCCGCGGCTGCTTTTTCTATTGCTTGCTGCATCGGAGGATCCATTTCAGAAAAACCTTGGCTGGTTAGTTCTGCTATTCTAGCGTTTGCTTCTTTTAATTCAACTATTTTCTCAATATTTTGTTGTTGAGCTTGTTCGTTGAATTCTTGAGCATGTTGTAATTGCTCTGCTATTTTTTCAGACTTTTCATCTGCTGCGGTTTGTGCTTCTCCAATATTAGCACCAAGACTTTCAGCAGCTCTATCAATTGCGGCTTCCTGACCTTGTCCGGATTCTGTTATACTACCTGAAAGATTGCTTACTCCTTTTGCACCGCTAACTTCATCAAATAAACTGTTTACACCTTTTACAAGCTGTGCAGCCATTTCTCCTGCTGGCGGTAGTCTGTCTAAGAACATGTCTATACCTTGGACAGCCATAGATTCTAATCTTGGTAATACTTCAGTTGTTGCAGCTCTAGTAAATTCTACTAATGCTTCTTGCATTTGAATAGTTTTGTCAATTAATCCACCAGTTGCTTGTGTTTGTCTTAATTGTTCTGCTGTAATTTGTTGTTGTAATTTATTAATTGTAGCAGCAGAAGATGCTCCTTCTTCTGCGCTTGCATCTACACTGTTTGCAAAATCATAACTGCTTTCATACGCTGCTGCCATAGCATCTGCAACACCACTAAGTCCGCTTTGCATAGCCATTGTTCTAGCTTCATCGGTTTTCAAATTATCAAGGAATGCTCCTTGTGCTCCTGTTAAACTTTTGTTAAATCCGTCAAAATCATTAGTTTGCATACCTTGACGGAATTGTGCGACTGTTGACTCAAATTCATCTGCACTTCCTCCTAATGCTATAAAGGCATTACGTGTATCTTCGGTTATTGGTGCACCACGTATTAACAAATCTTGGAACAGTGCTTCAAACTGTGGACCCATGGTATCTTTAATTTTTTGTGTAGCAAGATTGAATGCATTTTGAGCTTCAGCACTTTGACCCATTAAGAACGCTTGGACGTCACCTTCTCTACGTCTTGCTTTCATTTCGTCAGCAAGTTCTTTGCGCTGTTTACCTGTGAGTTTTGCTAATCCATCTAATTCAAATGCAAAGTTTTTAGCACCTTCAACTTGTTGTTGTGTGCTTCTAGTTCTATTCAGACCGTCTTGTTGAGCAAGTTCATTATAAACTAAAAGTGTTTCGTTTATATCGCTTGCTGTAAATCCTAATCTACGTAATTCAGTGCCTGCAGGATTGTCTAACATTGCTTTACTAAATCTTGTAAATCTAGAAATAGCCAAGTCTGTAGTGCCGCCAAAAGATCTTAGACTGTCTGAGTTCTTCATAAGAACATCTGTCATATCTTTAACACTAAGTCCCATTTCGGCTGCTGATATTTTAATATTTGTCATTTCTTTGCCAAATGATGCACCTATACCAGAAAGTGTTTGGTATTCACTAAGACTTTCTTCTGCAAACTTGGTCAAACCATTGATTACTTTACCAAAACTACCGAGTATTTTACTATTGTTGTCTAATGCTGATGTATATGCACTTAAACTTTGATTTGCATTAAGTAGCTCACCAGCCATTGCAACACCGGCGCTGGCTGCTCCTTTTATTTCTCTACCAAAGAAATTAGCAGCACCACCGAGGTCACGTAAAATATTTGCTTCATCAGCCAAAAGCAGTTCTCCACATAAAATATACCCATAAATATACGGTTATTGTATTTATCCTAAGGAAATGATCATGGAAACGACTCAAGAAAGTCCGTTGAAGAAATACAAACGTAAACCAAAAGTGTTTATTGATTTACCTTCGCAAGGAAAATATTCTTCAACTGGAACATTAAGTAACGATGTATATACTCAATTAGCTGTCTATAGTATGACAGCATCTGATGAAATATTATTTAAAACACCGGATGCTTTGATTAATGGCGAAGCCACAGCAAGGTGTATTCAAAGTTGTATACCGTCTATACAAAATCCTTGGGATATTGCAACACTAGATCTTGATACAATTTTAGTTGGTATAAGGATGGCTACATATGGTTCAAATATGTCAGTGCAAAGCAAATGTCCGCACTGTAAAACAACAAATGCATATGATATTGGATTAAGTGAAATACTTGATTTTTATCAACGTTGTGAATATAGCGACACTATACAAGTAGATGATTTTACAATCAAATTAAAACCGTTAACTTATAGACAACTAACTGAAAATCAAAAGAAGGCAGTTGCTATGCAACGAGCAATGGATATACAAGTTAGAGCATTAGAAGACAACGAAGACGAAAAAGCCAAGTATGTTGATTCTCTAATAAATCAAATTGCAGAACATGGAATAAGTGTTATATTTGATAACATTGAAAGTATATCAGTTGATGGCGAAACTGAAACACGTAGATCCGAAATAATAGATTTTATGACAGGCAGTGATGTTCATATTTTTCAAAAAGTAAAAAACCACATTGATTCTCAAAGTAAAATTTGGAGAACTCCGACTCAAACAGTTGTATGTGGCAACGAAGAGTGTGGCAAAGAACACAACATTTTAATTAGTTTGGACCAATCCGATTTTTTCGCCAGAGGCTAACGAGTTTAAGTGACGAAGAAATCAACTCGTTAGCCAAGGAAATGGAAAACGAAATCAAACAAATTAAAGATTTTTGTTACAAGCTATCTTGGTATATGCGAGGCGGAGTATCCGTTCACGACCTATTGTATGATACAGATATTGAAGATCAAGACATAATGAACAATATTATCAAAGACAATATTGAAAATACTAAAAATGCAAAAATGCCGTTGATATAATTATTGCGGTCCTGGTTGTGCATTAGGATCAACAGGTAACCCTGGCTCAGACGAAGTGTTTGGATTTGCACCCGGTGCTGGCCCTGGAGGTGCAGATTGCTGAGATATACCCATTGTGCTTTGTAGCAAGGTAATTCTTTGTTGAGGTGCAATATACGGAACTAGATATTTTTTTGCACCCGGCGGAAATAACAATCCATGAAAAACTAATTTAGCCCATTCACTACTTGAAGTCATTTCTCCATCTGGTGCACCTTCCGAATCTGGATCCCATCCTAAAGACCTTCTCATTTCGGCTGTACCATATGCTCCGTCAAACGCATTATCAAGCATTTGTGTTGCTGCAACAACTCCTGAACCTAATATCCCTGTTATTTCGCCCATCAAAGTTCCTTGGAGCCATTCAGCTATACCTCGTTGCACTGATTCACTGGTGAGTATCCAACCAACTACTAAGAATGCTGCTTCTGAAACAAGAAATGATAACGCAGCAGGAATCAAACCAACACCTGTGGTGGCTGTTGCGCCTTGGGCTGCTCTAATTGTCCATTTTAAAGGTCCTAACGCACGTTTAATATACTGAGCATTCCTTAATATTGCAACTAGATAGATCAAAATTTGTATACTCATTTGCCCAATTACAATGTTGCGTAATTCATATAGTTCTTGAGGATTTTGAGAATTTTCAGCTTCGTTTTCTAAATCGTTGATAATATTAATAGCATTTGTAATTGCTGCATACGGTAATCCTACTGCTGCTGCTATTCTAAAAAATCCTGACCACATTTTTGAATTTAAGATTATTTTCAGTGTTCTATTTTTTTGAGAAATATTTTGTACTGCTTGATAGTCGTTGACACTGGATTGTGCAGCTCTTCTAGATAAAGTCCTAAAAACTCCTCCTAAAGGTCTAACTTTACCTCCAAATTTTTCTACACTTTTTTTCAATGCATTTATGTTTGGAGGAACTTTGGTAAGTTCAGCAGCATTTTTAGAATCAGCTACAAATGCTCTAGCAGCTTTCTGTCCATCTTGATCTTTATCAGTAATGAATTCAAGAACATCGTTAACATTAGATCCTAAACCAACGCCCCATTTTTTTCCACCAGGACCGTCTAACGGAAAAATTTGTCCTAGTTCAAATCCGTCACCTAACCCAGGTGTTTTTGCCTCAAAGACATTTTGTTTGTAAGTGATAGTTGTTTTGTGTTCTATTATGTCAAGGATTTTCATTCATACGTGTTCCAGCTGTATAGTGTATTTAGTATTATAAGATGAACTAACGTTCATCTGTGTTTTCGTTACACTCAACACGAAACATGTGTTCTTGATAATAGTATTAGTTAAGGCATATGCGAATGCATATGCTTTTAGTATTATTCAGATTGTGAAGTCATAATTCGCCCGTTGCCGGGCGAAGGTAGCTTTTGAGCATTATTCGAGTCGCTTCAGCCATCTTGTTAAAAGAGATTCAACTTGCGTTGTCGGAGGCGGTTGACCTGTATCCCCCTACTCTAGCTTCGTCATATCAACGGAAGGCAGTTATTCCCTAACAAGCGAAAACACTTACCATGTGGTTGCTTTTTCTCAGAGCCACTATCCTTTAAAGCCTATCGTATACTTCTTCACGTGAGCATTCCACACCACCGGCCACGAGCATTACCTCGGCTGGATCTTGGAGTTTATTTAGAGCTCAATATATAGCCTATTTGTGTTCTAGTAGTGCCTGGCGTAATTTGTTTGAACCACCAACTCTTACATTGATGATTCCGTTGTAGTATTCGTCTGTTTCTAATACACGCCTGTCAAATTGTTCTCGTGCTTCAATGTAACTCATTTCTGCTCTGCTTTTGCAGTAATAAAGTATTTCACGAGTAAAATTTTCTTCGCCTAAGTTTTTTACATCTTCGTTCAGTTTATCTGAACTTCCCCAGTATTCACGCCAATCGCTTTCTTTATAGCCTCGACGTTTGTTCTTTTTGCCTTTTAATGGTGGCTTGGTTGTTTTAAATTTTGCTAACTTCTTGCCTACGTATTTTTGTTGTGTTTTTAAATTTGTAATTAGATATACAAAGCCTTCGTATTCATCTGCAATAGTTTCAACAGGTTTGCCTTTATATGTCCAACTCATACATTATGTATCGTTGGTTATTTGTCTTTTTGCCATTTTTGATCTTGTCTGTAGCCTTGTAATACTTCGTTGTAAGTTGCCTGAATTTCATCTTGTCTTTGTTTTGCTAGATATATTAGTGTTCTTAAATGCCTTCTTGCTGCTCTTTTTGTTCTATCACTAGGACGTCTTTCAAACTTTTCGTTTGCTTCAAAATATTCCAAGTATACTTTTACCAACTGGTCGTGTGTGTCGTCGCTCATTCAATTATTTCAACATCGTTTTCATATGAAGTAAAGCCATTTTCTTTTACAACTTTTAAAACATGATTAACTCTACCAACCAGTTCATCCTTGTGTGAAATAAGGAAAACATTTTTATTACGTTCACGACCCATTTTTTTAAGTACATGTAACGCATTTTCAACACCAGCAGTGTCCATACCCGAGTCAATTAGCTCGTCGATAAACATTAAATTAATACCTTGGTACAATGATTCCCATACATCACGGAATGCAAAACTCATTCCTAGTATTAGCCTATTGCGTTCGCCTCGAGATAAGTTATCAAAGTCCAAGTCTTGTCCTAGTTGTGTAATCTCAACTGACAAATCGTTTTGGAATTTTACTTGATGTGGTAAGCCTAGTCGGTCTAAATAATGTGTGAGCCTATTGTTCAAGTACGCCAAGTTTTGATCAATGATCTTTTTGCGGATGAACGAGTCTTTGTTTGTCAAAAGTTTTAATAGAAACTCTTGATGGTCCTTCAAACTGTTTAAATCATTTATTGTATCCCAAACAACTTCTTGAATTGCTGTATTATTCAAGTCGTCGATTTGTGTTTGATACGGATCTTCTTCTTGCTGTTTACTTAGCAAAGTATTACGCAAGTTATCTACGTTGTTTCGATGTTCGTATGCCTCTTTTGCACTTTCATAAAATGTATTTGGGCGTCCGTTAATGTCTCCTATCTCGGTTAACAAACTCATAGTAGCTTCTAGTTTATTAGCTACTTCAGATTGATACGTGATAGCATCATTTAATTCTTTTTGCTTGCGTGTTTCGATTTCCGCTTTCTTGTCCGCATGAAGCGTTTGACCGCAAGTGTAACAAATAGCATCGTCAAGTTCTTTGATATCCTTTTCTGCTTTGTCAACACCTTTGGTTGCTCGCATTAATGCTGTTTCAAGTGTTGCTTTTTCTTTATTCAAACTAGTTATGCGATTATTCAGCTCTGTCCAGTTAGTAAGTTGGTCGTGTGCTTCTAATTCTGCATCAATGTCTAGTTTTTCTAGTTCTTCTATAGCAGATTGCAGTTTTTTTACATCTTCTTTGCGTTTTGCTTCCCATGCACGTTGTCTTCCTACAAGAGTTTGTATGCTTTGTTCGATTTTCTTGTTACTTGTTTCGATTGCATTGATTCTCATAGTCTCTTGTGTTATAGCATCTTTGGTTTGTTTAACTTTTTCTTTCAGCAAGTCTGCTTTTTCGGTAAGGATAGTAATGCCAAGTAACTGTTCAATGATTGCACGTTGATCATTTGCTCTCATACTCAAGAAAGGCTCTGTATAAGTGTTCAATGCAAGTATATGTTTGAACATATCATGACTCATACCTAACAATTCACCAATTGACTCTTGTGTTTTACGACTATCACCTTGTGATTCGTCTATATCTTCTTTTTGTTCATGGTCATTTATGTAAAACTTAAGAACATTTGGAGATCGGCCACGTTCAATACGATATTTGTTACCGTTTTTCTCAAAGTTTAGAGTAACTAACATGCCTTTGCTGTTGGTCTTGTTAATCAAGTTGTTACGCTTGATGTTTGTTAGTGCTTGACCGTACAATGCGTAAGACAGTGCGTTGATTATGGTTGTTTTACCTGTACCGTTTCGTGATCCAGTGTCGTCTCCACCTTGATCAAGGTTTTCACCAAGTACTAGTGTTAGTTGTTCTTCGTTAAAATCTACAGCTTGGGTAACATTACCCACACTCATAAAGTTTTTAACTGTTAAGTCTTTTACTTTTATCATTCTAATCCATTATATATGTCTAATAGTAACGATTTGTTGAAGTTGTCACTATCGATTGCAAGTATCTCGTTGCTAACAATCTGATCTACGCTTTCAAATTGTTCAATATCCAAGTCTGTAGTAATTTCTTCTAGATGTTTTTGAGGTATAAGTGTTATTTCTCTACAATTATATTGATCCATAAAAGTTTCCTTGATGAAACTTGCCTCTTCATAGCTAATATCAATATCTAGGTTAACACGCAAGTACATTTTACTTTTTATAAATGTATCTTTCTCATCAATCAACTGTGATAACTTGACTGTACGGTACTTAGGACACTCTGACCAGTTGACATATTCCGGTTCTGCATTGTTCTCACGGTCTAATATCATCATACCACGGTCATCATCCCACGCATCAGCATAGTTGTGTGGAAAAGCATTACCAATGTAATGGATCTTGCCCTGTTTCTGACGCTTGTGGAAGTGTCCTGAGAACACATACTCT